AGTTGTATGCCGACACGAAAAGTGGCAAATTGCGACACAAAGAATGGCAAATTCTTATTGTTATCCACAAACGACAAAAAAAGCTAAGGCAATTATATAAATAACTACCTTAGCTTTTTTTAATTTAAAATATTTAGTTTATCTTTTAAAATTAGTTTTTGCATACTTTGTTATTTGCTTCCTTAATTTAAAAATTCTATTTTGGTTATAATTGTTCTACCATATGTACTTGCATCACTTCCTGTTTTATTAAGAATTACACCTAATGATAAAAAACTATGTTCATTAATAGAACTCACATCTATTATTAATTGTCTTGAAGTATCTAGGTGTTCAGGGCTACTATGAGATGACATTCTGTTACTTTGCCAAACTTCTATTTTTGATGCTAAAACATCTGCACACTCTCCCACTAGATATGCTCCCTGTGGTTTTCCTGCTCCTCTTTGTATTCCTACTGTATAATCTGATTTTTTACTACTTGCTCTACCTATATAACCATGAATAGCAATTTCTGCTCTGTTATAGCTTAAAGCATAAGGACTTACAACTGAGTATATATGCCTATAAGAAACCACTACCTGCCTATAAGTTGTTAAATTAACGGATGTATTTAAAGTTATTCCAATCCCATAATCTCGTTCATCATAATATTGATTCGATAAAAATGTTGTTCCTATATTTAAATTAAGTCCACCGTCATATATACCTTTATATCCATAGTCATTCATGGCTCTATAAAAGAATATTTCGCCTTTGGCAACAAACCCCTTTTCAGCCACCCCTGACAGCAATTGATTGTCAAAGGTGGCTGAATTAAAAGCCACTTTACTGTTTTTGTATCCGTTTAATTCATTTATTGTATTATTAAGTTGATTTCGCACATTTTTAAGTTCATTAGTAGTATTGTTTAATTGGTTTCTTGTATTATTTAAATCATTTTGTATAGGCTCAGGGTGTGGCATAGTGCCAACTAATCCTCCCGGCAAATGGACACCACTTCGTACATTTTGGGGTAAATATTGACTTGCATCAATTCCTACCCAATTTATGGCTCCAACTCTCCACCATGCAGGTACTTTTAATAGTAGCTTTCTACCTGCGTAACTACTATCGTAAGAATCAAATACAACAGCTTCATTATTCCAAGCATTTGCTATATCTCTAGCTGTAGGTTTCCATTCTCGCATAGTTCCGACTAATCTTAATCCGTGTTGACTTGTGAATGTTATGCCCTCGTGAACATAACTAGCATTGGCGTTGCCTAAATGGCTACCTGCCAGTCTTACACGAGGACTCCAACGCCAGTTATCATTAGTATCATCTTGATGTCTGAAGTAAGCTCCCTCTTTAAATGCTGTCATCAAATCGCCATTCTCCCACCATACATTCGATGCCGAAGATTCTCCACCTCTATTAACTAATGTACCAGCTATTTTTAATCCATTTTTACTAGTAAAAGTTGAGTCATTAGTAACTTGCCATGCTTGTGCTGTGCCTAAATCATCAAATCTAACTGACACTTGAGGACTGTTGTCATCTCTAAAATAATAAGCATTTTGAAATGGTAAATGAACTGTCATTATCTGCCTTTGAATATCCCAATATATCCTATCAGAATTAACAACACCAATCATATAATTATTATCTTTTGTATTAACTGTTGTAATAGTTCCCTCAGTTATTTCATCATTGCTATCACTAGTAATAGTAGTAAATCCTCTTAAAACATGCGATTTTAGAGCTGTTACATCATCAGAACCTACTCCACCACTTCCTTTTAGCCATATTCCTTGTGCCATTTATACCCCCTTTAACATTACAGTTACATCAGTAGTTGGTCGTTTTTTATTGCAGTAAAAAGTTATACTTCCATTTTCAGTATTAAATCCGTCTATACATTCAGCTGATTTTTTGTAATCTTTATTTGCTGCTTTTGGTATCACTGTAGAACCCACAGGAATATCATTTTCATTAACTCCGTCCACGCTTACTGTTTGTAAAAATATATTATTATCATTTTGCCAATTTGTTACTCTTAAGGTTATATTTCTTACTTTTGTACTCTTTTTTATCTCATCATTAAGAGCTTTGCCTTGGCTTGCTGCAAGTGGTAGGTCGACTCTATCAGTTATACAGTCATTTACTAATTGCTCTTTGTTTAAAACATATTTAAATGCAGTTTTAATGTATGCAAATAGCTTTGAGATATTTACTTTACTTGCAAATTTTGACATAAATACATCAAAACTTGATATTTCTGATAATTTGCCACTGTCATCAAATGTGGGTTCTCTTATTGATTTTATATCTGCAGTGTGCCTTGCTACTTTAACGAAGTCGTTATCTGATACGTCTAAAGTTACTTGATAAGCATTGTCAAAAGCAAAAAACAAGGTATACTCATAACTTATTTCTTTTTCACTTATAGCTGGTACTCTTTCTCCTGCTATGTCTTGACCTATACAGTAAAGTATTTCTTCGGTATCTGCTGTTTTTGCATATATACCTACTTGTTTTAATATATATTCTGTATTATTGCTAAGATTAGATAAGGTTAGTAATAGTTTAGTTTTACCCTCATCTTTTTTAAATTCAATTTCATCTAATTGTAAATTTTGTTTTAATCCTTGTATTGTAAGTAATTCTTCAGGGGTATTTGAGTATCCTGTGCCACCCTCTGCTTTAGTAAAAATAAGAGTTGCTCCTGCAATTAAATTTGCCTGCAACTCTTTTCCTTTTTTTGTAATCATAAACTCCATTATCTTACCTCAGACTTAAATTTTTTCCGTTCAAATGCATAAACTGCTGCAAAACTTTTGCAAATCTTTTCTCTGTAAACATCATTAGCAAAAATAAAGTCAAAATGTGCAGGTCTTACATTTCTAAACCATTCCTTAGCTATCTGTTCATTTTTTATAAGCTCTGCTGTTGTAATTCTTACTGTAAAAATACAATCTTTCTCAGTTATCTTTACTTCTCTTGCACCTAATATGTTCTTTAACATACTCTCTAAAGTCTTGATAAATGGCTTAAGCTTTTGATTTTTCTTTGCAAAAATTCTATATCTTCTTTGCTCTAAGCTAAGACTTTTATCAAATTCAAGAGCATAATCATCTTCATATCTTCTTATTGTGTTACTACATTTAAGTATATAAAGTTCATTAATCCAACTTTCAACTGCTTTATAAACTGTATCAAGTTCTGCTTGTTCTGCATTAAAAAGTTCTTTTATCTGCTTACAATCTGCAAAAATATCAGGTATACAATCTTTTAACATACTATTTACCTGCCTTAGTTATCAATGGATTGGCAACATCAGGGAAAAATCTTTCCTCAATATCTATTGATGTATTCATTTTATTAATTAGCACATTATCAGCATCTTCTACTCCCTCACAATTTAGTAAGATACTAAGTATTTGTGAATATGATACCTTTATTTTGTTCCTACCCTCAAATTCTAAACCTATAAAATATTCTTTTAGTTTTATTTTAAGCTCTGCTATTACATTTTCTAATGTTACACCCTCTTTAAGATATACTCTGCCCATAACCATTATAGGTAGAGGTTTTGCCGCCTCTACTCTTACATTTACTCCTGCTAGCCTGCTGCTTTCTATAAGTTCTGTAACTTGATTAACTAGTTGAGTGCTAGCCTCTGTATTATCATTTCCTACTATAATTACATCAACTGTACCATTGCCTCTAGCTAAATCTATTACTTTAGCTTTTCCAACTCCTACAACTTCTTTAGCCTTTACTTTATACCATGCGATATTGCCATATCCTGCTGAGGCTTTTTCATATTCTTTAATTCTCTTTCTATAAGCCTCATCAGTTTCTGCATCATATCCTCCACTTGAGGGGGTCTCATTAATTACAGATATAAGCCCAATATAAGGCTTTATAAATTTATTTATTGCTCCTGCTAAAGCTTTTTTGCCTGCTCCTAGCTCTTTACATCTTGCAGTTACTAAAATTTTACCTGTATGATTAATTGTATATGTACCTGTTACATAATACATAAAGTCTTCTGACTTTGCTCCTACTTCACTTGTAATTATAGTGTTTGGCAGTCCTGTTATAGTCAAAACTACTTCTTCGTATGTTGCAGGCAGTCTTTTAACTCCATGATTATTTATTCCAAGCACATCAAGGTCTTCTCCGGTAGCTGTATCAAGATGACTTCTATCTATAATGCTTTCATATTCTGTACTATAAAGCCTAGCTATTTCATTTGCTACTGCTTGCAAGTTATCCATTGTAAAACTACCCTCTAACTTGCTTTCTAAATTGACTAGACTTGATTTCATTCTCTCAAGTATCTTTTCTTTTGTGTTATCCATATATAAATCCTATTCTATTTTCTGTTTCTCCATATATAGTTTTAACTCTAAATTCAACATCTTCAATACTTCCCTTACTATCAAATTTAAAATCTGTAACAGCAAGTATATAAGGATTGCAAAGTAAAGTTTCAGTTATATACCTTTTTGCCTCACTTTCAATTACATCTTTATTTGTACTAAGCCCTACAAGGCTTTCTAGTTCTGTCCCAAATTCAAAACTGTAAGCTTGGTATCTATATCTTGCAGTTTTTAGTGCCTTATATATCCATATTTTTAGTGCCTCATTAGCATAAACTTTATAATAAGTTCCGTTACGAACTTTAAACTCATTTTTTTCAAAATCATAAGCCCATTCCTCAAACAGTGGTAGTTTATTTGTATTATTTATATCATCTATTGATACTAGATTAGGGAAAATAGTCATATTAAATACCTCTAGTTATGTTATTTTACATAATACAAAAAACTTATTACCTGCTTGTTGTATTAACACTTTATCATTTACAGAGAGTTTAAAAGTATTATAAATACTCTGTAAAACACCTTTTAAAGCTGTTTCTTCTGTTTGTATATTATCTATGTTAAGTTTTAAATTTAAACTAGCATTTACAAATACATTATCTGATATGGCATTTGCGTCATTTATTTTTATAGCAAGTGGCTCTAATCCCACTACTACTGCTATCTGCATTTGACTTGGGTTGTGTTTACTTCCATGCTTTTCCATGTGTTCTATTATACTACTGTAAGGGTTCATGTTATCATCTCCAATCCTAAGCTCATTTTGTGATTACCTCTTTCAAAAATGTGTGTATCATCTGTTATCTTGAATTTTCCCATTAAGTTACTAACTGTATCTATAATATAAACTCCTTTACCTGATATACACTTTATATCTCCAAAGTCTGACTCTATACTGCAAGTATTTTCAAGAGTTTTTAAAAGTAAAGACGCTTCTTTTTTAGCATCCTTATCTTTTTCTTTTTTATAAACTTCTTGAATAATTCCAAATTTGATGTCATTGTCATTTTTAACCTCTCCTATTACACTTCCTTTATCATCAAGTATCTTTACAGTATTAACCATATTTTCTATACTGCTTTTATAGTTGGCATCTGATATATTTGCATTTCCTGAAAGTACATAGACCATATCACTTGCCTTTAGTGCAACTGATATTTTATCTTCATCTGCATAAATATAGTATTTATCTGTATAACTTTCTGATATAACAGAGTATATAGTTTTATCTCCTACTGCTGCTATCTCTTTATGCTCACTACTCTCTGCAAGACTTCCTACTTTTATATTAAACTCGTTTAAGACTTTACGAGTTATCTCAGCAGGAGTCCCCTTATACATGCCACCTACTGCCTTATTTTTGTCAAGATACATAGTAAGGTCTTTTGACTCAACTGCTACTGTATTACCTGATAGAGTATTACTTACACTCACTATAATGCCTAGATATATTTTTTTATTAGTATCATCAAATAAGCTTACTGTATCTCCTGCTTTTGCTATAAACTCTGCTAGTCCTGATTTATATTTATAAGCATAAGAAAAAGATACTTTTCTAGTTATCTGCTTTTCATCTCCAGACCATTTAAGGGTTGTATATAAATGCGATATGTCCTTGTCATTTACTATAAGTTTCATGTCGGTATTATAAGAGTTGCTCCTTCCTTAAGCTTTTTAGGGTTTATATTACCATTAGCCTTTGCTATTTTTTTCCATTCATTACCATTACCATAGTATTTACAAGCTAATCCCCACAAAGTAGTTTTTTTATTTACAACCTCAGTTTTACCTGCTTTAGGAGCTGATTCTTTGCTCCTTTCTGATAGTTTTGGCTCATTACTCTTTTCTTGTTCTAATTTGGCAACAGTAGGTATAGTTATTTCTTTGTATTCTTTAATACTTATTTCTATGTATAAATCTTTTTGACCCTCTTTATATGTAATATTTACGCTTTCAATGAGGCATAAAAAATTGGTAGTAGGATTAGTAATAATTACTCTAAGTTTCTTTGACTCATTCTTCCAACTCTCTATTATGTTCAAAGTATTTGTAATATCATTTCTAGCTTTAAACCTTGAGCTATAAGCAGGTAAAAAAGTCTTTATACTAACTTCTTTAAGTCCTCTTTTACCTGCTATTAATATTTCTCCTAATTGGTCAATATTTGCAGTTGTATTAGATACCTTATCTGTTACAGTTATTTCACTAGGGTTTATATCAAATTCCAAAACTTTATTTGTTTCATCTTTTAGCATTACTGTTCTTGTTTTCATTATCTATCTACCTTATCAAGCTCCCTTACTATCTGCATAGCAATTTTATCTATGTCTGCCTCTTCTCTAATAACAACTGAGCTTATATTTACATTTACACTACTACCTGCTTTAGGCTTACTGTCATTATTTAAAATGTTTATATCTGGTTTTGGTAGTTGTAGAGGTTGTGAACTTTTATTTTGCCATACATTTTCAGATTGATTTCTAAGCATTTTATTAGTATCAGAGTTTGAATATATTTTTGAGCCTGTTGGCAGGCTTATAAGCTCCTTTCCATGCTCTGCAACGGTTGTAAGACCACCACTAAAATACCTTGTACCATTTGCATGTGCTTGTATTGTATCCCCATTATTAAATGATACCTTTTGATTTATCTCATGGCTTTTATTAGCTATACCATCAGTCGAGCCTGTAAGACTTTTCAAGGCATCTGCTACTGTCTTAATAAGTCCACCTATACCGTCAAGTATAGGCTTTATTATATCCCAAGCTACTTTAACTGCTGCACTTATAGCAGGGAAAGCTGTTTCAAAAGCTGACATTAGTACACCTACTGTACTAATTATTAAATCAAGTATAGGTCCTACTATGCTCCATAAGCCCTCAAACACTGCTGATATAACCGGACCTGCATTTGATATAAGATTTTCTATTAATCCTGTATGTTCCCCAACAACTGACATAGCAGCTGAAAATTTTTCTGAAAGACCTGCTACAATTTTTTGAATTGTTGGAAATACTGCAACTGCAACTGACAATAATGCATTAAAAATATCCATTATTATTGGCGTTACTGTTTCTATAACATCTGAAACAATAGTAAATGTTGATACTATTACAGGTAATATACTAGTAAAAATTGTTGAGAGATTTGACATTACAGCACTAAAGCCTGCTGTAAATTTATCAAAAATAGGTTGTAACTGTGTGAATATCTCAGTTATAGCACTTGTTATTGACGGCATATTATTATTTAATGTATCAAGTGCTTTACTTATAACAGGTAGTGCTTTCTCGCCTATATTTATTAGCATTACCATACCGGCATTCTTTATTTTATTTGCCATTCCTGCTACGTTTCCGGTTTGCCTTTTAAATGCCTCATCAGCTGCACCACTTGCCTCATGCATTGCTTTTGTCTTATTTGTAAAGTTTTCTGCTTGTGAACCGGCGAGAGCCAAAACTGCGTTTTTAGCCTCAACACTTGAAAATAACCCTGCAAAAGCCACTTCATCTCCCTTAACAGAAGTTTTAAGCTTTTTAAGTATTGAGTCAAGCCCCTCACTTTCAAGTGCCGCCGCACCGTTCGCATAGCCTAGATTTTTAAGTGCTTTACTCATGTCAGCTGTCGGCGACATAAAACCTTGTAAAGTAGCTTTAAGCTGAGTACTTACCTCAGCCGTATTACCTGTAACGCCTGTTAAAGTAGACATTGCACCAAATAGCTCCTCTTGGCTTACTTTAAGAGTAGAGGCAAGAGGTACAACGCTACCCATACTAGAGGCTAATTCCGGGAAAGAAGTTTGACCAAGCTTAACGGTCATAAAAGCTAAATCTGCCGCCTTTTGGACTGCATCGGCAGAAGTATCTCCATAACCTTTGGTAACAGCTGATAACATTCTTACTGAGTCAGCTGTTTCAGCATTTCCTGCCTTAGCAGCTTTAGCTGCAATTTCAAGTTGCTTAGTTGAGTCGGCTGATTCTCCGAACGCTGATACAACCTCATATAAGCCACTTGTAAGATTATCTGTGTCAATACCTGTATCAAGTGATATATTCTTCACTTGTTCTCCCATTTTTTTTACTTTAGCTGATACATCGCCGTCAAGTAGAGTTGATACATTAGACATCTGACTCTCAAAATCGACTGCCTTTTTAACTGCCAATGCTCCTGCAGCTGAAACAGCTGCCATTCCTGCTGCTGCCCCTGCTGCTGTAAGTTTAGATATAGCCCCAAGTGCCTTTGACACACCTTTTACTACAACCTTTACAACCTTATTATTTTTTACTCTATTTATAGCATTTCTAACACTTCTAAGCCTTGACATTGCATGTTCTGTCCTAGCTCTTAAATTTACTATTACATTGCTAAGTGGACGAAGTCTATTCTGAACTGATTGTATAGCTCTAAAAGCTGCACTATTTCTGATTCTTAGTTCTCTCGCTCTTATACGCTGTCTATCAAGCCTTTGTAATTCATTTCTTGCTCTTGCAACTTGTCCTTCAAATCTTCTTGATGAAAGTGCTGCTTGTCTTAATGCTCCTGATACGTTATCTGTTACACGCAGTACAGCACCAAATACTTCAGCTGCCATTAACTCCCTCCATAAAACTCACTTAAAGCAATTAAAAATGCATTTTTAAGCATATCAAACTGCCTTTCCTCATTTATTTGTGCCATTGCTAAAAGTGCAAGTTTTTTATTTTTATCAAGCCTATCAAGATATTCAGGATAAAAGCCCCTTTCTAAAAAATACGCATACAGATAACCTGTTTGCGTACTCTTTATCAGTTTTTTATCTCTTCTATCTCATTAACCTCTTCTACACTAGTTTCTCCTATAGCTCCTGATAGCTCCATTATTATATTTACTAGTTTATTTCTATCAACTATTCTAAACATTTCACATACCATGCAATGCTCTTTTAGCATATTATTTTCTACCATGTACTTTGCAAGATTCTGCAAAGTTTCAGACGCATAATATATTGTATAATAGTCATTTTTTAAAGCTTCATCACTATACTCTGTACATTCTATAATCTCCTGATTAGTTAAACCCCTAAGTTTAATTTCTATGTCTAAGTCTTTTATCTTTACTGTCTTTGTCTTAAACTTTTTCTTATCCTCAATCCTTTTCAATGCTCTTTTTGCAAAATCTTCAAATATCATAGTTTTCTCCCTCATCTTATTTTCCTTTAGTCTATTGTTTCAAGTATAATCATATCGCTTGGAGTAAATCCGAACGAAAACTCGCTTTTTACTACTGCACCTGTTTCATATGCAATAGGAAACTCATTAAGTGCCACATTGTTAAGTTGATACCTTTCAACTTGTCCTCCTGTTGCATCAGGGTCTTTTAATTCTGTTACAATAGTTCCTCTTACATCTTTGCCCTCTAAAATCTTTTCAAGTACTTCTTTAAATATACTTGTAGTTCTAGTAACTGAAAGTGTGCCCTCTCCTTTAAGTCCTGTAATCTTCGTGTCTATATCCATTCCTACCTGCACATCTTCCCTCTGTGGAGTTATTTTTAAATCAATCTTTGTCGCCGTTGCAATCAAAAGCCCATTAAAAAAAATTCTTGCATGAGTGCCTGACAAATATCTATTTCCCTTAGTCCTTGACATATTTCCTCCTAAAGTGTTATTTTAAGTTGCATATCTTCCATGGCATCTAAAACTCTCAAATTGCCACTAAGTGGTACAAAAGAGCCTGTGTTCGCTTTTAATAAGTCAATAGGTTTCATATTAGAAGTATCTACACCCTTTTTAACTAAATATTTTTTTATCTCTTCTATATCTAAATCAATATTATAGCCCTCATCTTTATCTATAATTACATCTTCAAGTTCTCTAAAATAAGTCATTATTGCACCTATTAAAAGCCTTTTATCTGTATATGAGTTATTACATTTACCAACATACCTATCTTCAAATGTTTTTATAATATCAGCTCTTATTAAGTCGCAAGCCTCAACTATCTTTATCTTTTTAAAGTCCTCTAAGCTATCAGATGTGATAGTTTTTAGACTTGTTACTGCTCTTGCAATCTTAAACTTTTCGCCGTCAAATATAATTATTAACTTTCCTGCGTCCACATCTGCATTAGGGTTTTCAGACTGTTTCACATCAACCACTTCATCAAGTACAGTATAAGTAGCTGAGTGTTCAAGTGATGTAGCTGCTAAAACTCCTGCTATCCTTGCAGTGTATTGTGAGGTTGTAACCTGTTTAACTGTATTTGTCTTTTTATCAATTATGCCTATATCAGATGTAGTAAAATTAATTACTGCATAGCTATCTGCCTCTACATTTGCAAGTACTGCTTTCCACTTTTTATATCTTTCTTTTTTAACTTTACTAAAAAAAGTAGCTACCGTCTGTGCTTTATCTTCTGGCATCTCCGGAAATGCAAAATAGTCAAAATCCAAACTATCTATAAGCTTTAATGATTTTTCTACATCAACCTTTCCCTCACTTACTACTGCCCTTACGGCAATTACCATAGCAGGCTTAGACATAAAAGCATAGTCTATATAATCTAAGTTTTCTGCTTTCCAATCTGTTGTATTTACTTCGGTTATATTATTATATGCAGTTACTATCTGCGTTTTAGTACTGTCATTAAGTAATAGTAATACCTTACCTCTGCTACTTCTTTCTACTGCTGTACTAGCCTTTTTACTAAATTCAATCACTAAGCTTGGTAGTCCCATAATCTCCTCCTTATAATTATAATTTTAATTTTAATTCTTTCATTTTTTCGTAAACTTCTTCTTCTACCTCGATACCGTCTGAAAAGTTAATATTAAAAAGCAGATGTCCAAGGTCATCTGCTATCATCTTATTTATGTTTTGTATAGTGAAAAACCTATCTTTAACTTTTATAACTGTACCTATAACATCACTTAACCTATCAAGACAATCATAGATAGCGGCATTAGTACTTTTACTTTCCTGCATAAATGTAATATCAACTAATATAGTCTTATATTTTGCATTAGCTCCTTGCTCTAGTACCTCGTTTTGTGGTATTAACTGTATATGTAATAGTGGATATACACTTAATCCATTTATATCCTTTGTTTGTGCTATATCCTCTGTAAATATATTTATGTTTTCAAGTTTAGAACCAAGTTTAACTGTAAGGCTATTTTTTATATCATTTAAACTTATCATCTAAATTCATTCCTCATAGCTTGTATCATGTTATTTATGTCATTACTTAAATGAGCATTTCTATAATTTTCTAACCCATTCTCTAAAAAATGAACTCCACTAGTTCTGCCTATTGTTCTACCATTTCTTGTAAGTCTACGACCATAATTAACAGCAGGACCGTACTCTGTATTATTATAAACTTCTATGAGTAAATCCCTACCCTCTTTCTTTAATCTGCTTTTAAAACGTCTTCTAAGTGTACCTGTCTTAACTGGTGTTAGGTTTTTTATTTCTGCCATAGCATTTAGACCCATTTTTTTAGCCTCACGCTCAAAAATTCTTTGATTAAACTCATTAAGTCCACGTTCTAACATAACTGATAATTCTGTTAAACTTCTCATACGCTCTCCTTTTTTAACTCTGTCTGAGAATGACTTATATATCTAAAGCTTTTGCTTACTCTACCAATATATTTATCATTAGATGCAGTAATTACAATAACTTTATCATTTTCATTACAGCTAATATGAGGGGCTGCAAAAACTTTAAAGTCATTATTAGTTTCATTTGTTATCGTACCTCTACTTGCCACTGAATTACTTGATAGACTTAATGCACAAGGTATGTCTTTATAAATAAGAACATCTTTTAATTTACTTTCAAAAGTTTCAGTATCTTTAACTAGTATTTTTCTGTAAACACTCATCTTATCATGATAAGTTTTACTTAGTATCTTAGCCTCGTTTAGCATCTTCCTTGTCTTTCTTTAAATCAGCTTTACTTTCTTTATCCTTAACTTTTAAACTACTATCTTTTTTAGTACTTCTAAATAAATAACCTAGCCTTTTAGTAAGTTCCATAATTCTCCTTATAGGGGCTTTAAAAGTTATTTAAAGCCCCTTTTTAGTGTATTTAAACCATTTTTATTAGTTTATACTTTGCCATAGCTTTTATCTGCTTATCTGTGAAATTGTCTTTACTGATAACATTTGAATAGCTTATTTGTGTATCTCCTCTAGTTACACTAGATACACTACCCTCGGTATTAACTTTATAACTATCTACTACTATTTCTCTTGCAAGATAGGTAAGTTGCTTAGGAAAATCCTTGCGATTACAGTAGTCTGTTATAGCTGCTTTAGCGTCCTCACACATAAGAGTAAGTAAACTATCAAAACTATTATCAGTTATCCCAAGCATAAGCTTAACATCTTCTATCATAATCCTCCTATGCAGTTTATGCAGTTGCTACATTTACTCTTACTGCACTAAGCATTGAATCTTTAACCCACATATCATGGTACTTTCTATAAGCTATAAGCCAAGCATCTGCTGCTTGATTTTCGTCTGGAGGTATAATCTTACCTTTATCTTGCTTACATACTGCCACTGCTGCTTGACGTGGCATAACAATCCAATTAATTAGCTTTGCATCTGCTTTCTTTTCAAATCCACCTGTATTATCATCTTTAAAGACATATCCTGTATACATTCTGTCAGACGGTACTGATATAATAGGTACTTCATTTATAACCCTTACTTTTGTACTTATCTCTCCCACTTTAAACTCTGCTACATTAATGCTCTTACTAAATTCGCTTGAGGCATTAAGTTTTCCTCTCATAACTCCGTTAATGCAAAGTACCAAAGGAGTACTTTCGCCTACTTTATCTTGTACGAAAGCTATATCATCACATATAGCCTTATAAATCTTCTTTTCATCATGGTCTGCCTCAACCTTATCAATACCTATAAGTGATGCTATCTTTGAATATCTGTAAGCATCTATTTCCGGTACAACCTTTGTTCTTTGAAATTCTCCAAGTACCTCTCCTGCCGATACAACAAAGTTACTCTCGTCAATATCCATAGAATCAAGACTAAATTTCATACCTCTATCCATAGTCATCTCAACCGTCTGATATTCTAAGGTTACAGAACCCTGTGGGTATCCAGTACTACGATCATAATTTTTAAGCCCTGTAAGATTTATCTTTGGTATCTTAATCTCTTTACCACCTTGATATATTACATTCCCTGCATTCTCGTCCATAAAGCTTGACGTAAGTAGCTCTATTGCCTGCTTATCAAGTTCTTTTTGAAACATTGCTGCTGTTGCTATTGTATTTAGTGCCATTTTTTTCTCCTTTATTTTCTTAGTGCTTTTGCAAATGTATCTGCCATGTTAGTACCTTTATTTATATTGCCATAATCTCCGGCATAAGGCGTACGCCCCTTTAATGACTTAGCTAGCTCTGTCTTTACTGCCTCATCAAAAACCACTTTAAAGCTATCTATGTTCTTTTTTGTACTTTCTAAATCCTTAGTAAGTACAAAATCTAAACAACCCTCCGGCAACTCTTTTTCTTTTAAATAATCAATCGTATTACTCTTAAGTTCCTTTGCCTCTAGTGCCTCTAGTCTTTTCTTATAGTCTTCATCAGATAAGTTTTTAACCTTTTCAAGCTCATCTTTTAAGAGTTTATCTACCTCATCTTTAGTATATGTTTTATCTAAAGTTTCATTCTTACTTTCATTACTACTTTCAGCTTGTCTAACTTTTGTAGTATCTGTTACAGTGCTTTCTCCTGTCCCTGTAAGCTCTGTAGTAACTTCTGTATTTAAAGTATTTTCTTGTTCCATTTTTATCCTCCATATTTTTTTGTATTAAAAAAAGACTGCATAAGCAGCCTTTAATTACTAAGTGTTTTTTAGTACTGATTAAAATCTATTTTTATTTTATCTTCTTTGTGATTTTCCATATCCCACTCTGCCCATGCGTAAAACTCATCCCACTTGCTACTCTCCCACTCTTTATGAGCAAAGTAATCTTTTTCAAACTCATTAGCTTTATCAAGAGGCAATAACCAACCACTAAGGTCTGCAATATACATATCTTTTAACTGTAAAGTATTATTTTGTTCTGTATCAAGAAAGTATATTTTACCTCGCTTTTTAGCCTCTTCCTGAACTAATTTAAAAAAGTTATTAAAATCAGAATCTCCTTGCGTTCTTAAACCTTTCATTGTCTTTAACCTCTTTCCACACTCCTTTGTGCATTGTTGAACAGAACAGGGAAATAAAAGTTCCATCTCTTTGTGTAACCAACAATTTATCATCTTTAAGATACATAACTGCATCATCGTCTTGTCCCTGCCATGCTCCTATTTTTCTTATTTGGTAAGTTTTTCTAACATCAAACATAAGCTCTTTATAGTATTTTCTATCTTCAGCTTTTTTTACATCAAGTCCAAACTCTCTTATATGCTTTCCACCTTTCCTACCAAATTGGCTATCTTCCACTTTAAGTGGAGCATGCTTTATGTCATGTACTTGTTTTCTTATCTCTTTTACTAGAGTATCATCACCATACTTAGATTGCAAGAACTTATTTAAACTAGGCATATCTTTTCCAAGTATATTTTTATAATACTCATAAGCCTCTCTATCTTTAGTTTTATTTTTGTCTTTTTTATTTAAAAGGCTCATCTTACCTTTTTCATCTTCACTAAGACTATTATACCATTCTTTATAACTTAAATTTGACGGCACTGTTATATATTTTCCGTCTGCATTTCTTGCTGCTCGTTTAGTAACTGCTTTACTGTCAAAATAAGGGATAGTAGTACTACGACAATTAGGGTGTAAGGGTGGCATATTTACTCCCTCTTTTGCATCTTCACAGTCAAAAACTTCTAAGTCATTATCCCTACATATAGTACTAGTTTTTCTATCAAGTGTAGCTAAAAACTGATATTTACTAGCTCCACACTCCCTATATGAATCAATCGTACTTTTTTCATGTATTCTAGCTGTTTCAGTCCTTACAAGTCTTCTTGCATTTGAGGCAGATACATTGACCCTGTCAGTAATCCTCTTAGCCATTTTATCTATGCCCTCGCCTCTTATAGTTCCTGTAATGATAGCATCTTTTATATCCTTTATTAAATTTTTACCACTACCCCATATAGCTCTTGAAAAATGTCTACCACTCCAATTTGTAGCTACTGCTATTTTTATGTCCTCTATAGAGGGAGCAGTAAAGTCAAAAGCTATACCAAATCCCTTTTGTGTATTATAGATACCTCTAAAATAACCGTCTCTATAATTATCAAGTAAAAATGCTTGTATACTTATCTGCTCTCTATTTTTTAGTTCCATAACAATTCTTTCAATGTTAAGTTGCATTACTTCAAGATGTGTTATATAGCCTTTTTTAGAATAGAGTTTTAAAAGATTTTCAAAGTCTTTACTTGTCTTTTCTATAAGCTCAAGAGCCTCTTTACTTATTTCTCCGACTTCTTTAAGCTTTAGATTTTCTTTAGCTGCCTTTTCTGCCATTTTCTTAAAATCAATCTTTTTAAATTCAAGATTAGATAGTTTCTTTCTGACTTCATTAAGACTTATATTCTCACTATCTGCTAAAGACTTATAAAGCTCTTCAACTTCTTTTCGTATCTCATCTAATGCCTTTTCGTAAGAGTCTTTTAACTCAGTATTTATATATTCTTCTGTTAAATTGATACTTCTTTTTTTATCTTCAGTTCTCCTCTTTTCCCAATAATCCTTACTATTCATCTTCTCTTTCTGATTCTAAAAATAGCCCCTCATTACGTTTAGTTTCTTCTTCTATCCTTAAAAGCTCTTCTTTTGCATTATCTACAATGCTCGCAGGTAATGTATTAAGTTGTGTTTCTTTTGATACTATACCCTCTAGTTTAGCTGTATTTTCAATCATTTCCTTTGTGTTATCCACAAAGTTACGCTCATACACTTGTTTTATACTTCCTGCGTCAAAACTTTTACGCTCTCTTATGTTGATAAAATCTGTAATTATTCTAAGCTTTTTAGCAAGTGCAAGCCTAAACTTATTTTCTTTCATAATTGCAAGTTGCTCAAGTCCTATTAACTTATACCTTATTGCTATACCTGATAAGTCTCCTGCAAAACTCTCATCAGTCATTGCAGGCACTTGGCAAATAAAAAACAAATCCTTGAATAGTCTATTTTTGTAGTTTTCATTGCTTACATCATTACTATTTTTAGTTAAAAATGATGCACTACCTTTCTCATCTAAAAATATAACCCTATTATTTCTAAGTGATTTTTGTGATTCCTCTGTACTTAATTCATTTCCATTTGCATCTGTAAATCCTCCACCTGCTCCTACTATCGTAAGATACGCATCAGTAAAATAATCCATGTCATTTGCCGTATCCGACTGAGCTCTATCATAAGCATCTATTATTGATATAGCCGTTTCATAATCTCCAAGCATTTCCTCATTGTTTAAATACAATATCAGTGGCACATCGGACAAGTAATGACTTTCTATGTCTATAAGGTCATAAACTGCACTTTTATTTCGTCTAACAAAGTGCCATATTTCGCTTTTGTCATATACATCTGCATAGTCAAAAAGTAAGTTACCGTCTATATCCTTTACTTCCCATATATGCACTGCACACTCCAAAAACTCATCAGGGCGTGAGGAGTATATAGGTATCCACTCCTCTCCCTCATATTTTTTACTTTTAAGTTTTCCGTTTTCGTTTATATATAAAAGTTCAAAGCTAATGCCTTTTTTACTTGCCGCCTTAGATATATCATAATTTATGTTATATATCCCCTCCATATATGCACTTAATATCTCGTTAAAGCCCTCATCATCAGTATGAAACTTTATAGGTTTACCTAAAAAATAACTTGTTGCCATATTTGTAATGTATCTTGCAAAGCCATGTGCTATCTTATTATTTGGCTTTCCTGCTGCTACACTTCTAAGCTTTATAGCATCATTTTCTGACATATAGTATCTATCAAGTTTTTCATATTTTAAAACTTCATTGTTTCTGAACTTACTTACAAGTTTAGTTAAAAATCTCTCATTTAATATTTGTTCTAGCTTAAACTTATACATTTAATACTCCTATAATCCAAGTTCCTTTTTTGACATAAGTCTTGCCTTTTTCTTTACTTTGATATCTCCATTGACCACCTCAACAAGCCCTGTCAGTGCGTCAGGTGCATCATCATGCTCATTTTTTCCTTTTCTCTGATACTTACTTATTGCTTTGTAAAATTCACTGTATTTTTTTTGCCAGCCCTCTGGCATAATTACCTGCTCCATGACATTACTTGCATTTACTATTATCCTAGTCTTTTTATTTTTAGTTTGTGTAAACCACATAACTTGGCATTTAAAGGCTTTTAAAACTGTTTTTAAAATCCTTAAAACATTTCTTGCAAAGCCCCTACCACCGTTATTACTTTCTATAACACTTTCTCTAACCCCATAAGCTTGTAATCTTCTTGCCACTTCATTTTCTGTAACTTCCATACTTTCATCAGTATAGTAAATATCTACTACATAAGCATAACCACCTATTACGACAGCTGAAATAGAACATAAGTAATCTGCTCCCTCATCTGCTGTATCAGTATAGTTAATAACCCTTTCAGCCATATCCATATCTAGTATGTCATAAGTCTTAAATTCCTTATAAAGTGAACCTTTCCTATCAACAGGTATCTGCATATAGTTAGCATTCCAAATGTCCTCATCTAAAGTATTTTTCTTAGTCAGTAAATCCTCTGTTGAATATAAATCCTCGCATATACTTTTATCACTACTATCAAGTGCTGCTAACTTTAATTCAAAGCAACGCTCAGGAAAGTTAGTAAGTAGTCTTCCTGCCAAATCATCAGTAGCCCAGCGTGTTTGTATTACAATAATTAATGCACCGTCAAGCATACGAGATGAAAAAGTATTTTTATAAAAGTCCCATATCGCATCTTTAACTGAGTCATTTACTGCCTCTTTAGCATTCTTAATAGGGTCGTCTATAATACCTATATTTCCTCGCATTCCTGTAATAGAACCGTCAAAGCTAGTAGCTAGATAACTCATATAAGAACCCTCTAAGCTCCAACGCTCCATGGCTGCGTCGCCATATTTTATTTTTAAGTCAGGAAAAAAGCTTGTAGGGACAAAATAGTTATCATCTGTCTTTATCTCAGTATCATTTATAGCCTCTCTTACAGACTTTGAAAATGTAAGGCTAAGAGTTTGATTATATGAAACTGCTATAACTTGTGCTTTTTTATCCTGTCCATAAACCCAAGTAATAAATGTAGATGCTGTATAACTTTTTCCAAATCCCGGAGGCTCATTAATTATAAGTATGTCAATAGGCTTACCTGTATTAGGATTTATAAGCTTTTTTTCATAAGCAAGTTGCATAGCATTACATATATCTTCTTGATATGTACGCTCTTTTTTAAAAAAGTCAGGGTTTCTTAAAAGTGCATACTCTCTAAAGCTTTTCTTTCCTAGTTCAATCTTTTTACTTCTTATGTACTCTTTAGAGTTAGTAAATCCTTTTAAGCTGTCTTGTTTTTCTTTAAACTCCTTTGCAAAGTCTTTTATCACTTTAAACTCCTTAAAAATACCTTTCTCTACTAAGTACATTTACTGCCTCTATATGCTCTCTTAGCATAGTAGCAGCAGTAACTTCTCCTGCATCCCATTTTCTTACTCTCTTTGTATTGTCCCAATTACGCTTATATTCTTTTCTTTTTAAAATATTAGCTTGCTTTCTTGACTGTCTTTCAGTTTTATACTCCTTTAAAGCATTTAAGTAAGTTGATATGCTCTTTGTTGATATACTAAGTATCTTTGATATCTGCTTGATACTTTTTTTGTCTACAAAAAAAAGAGCATAAGCTCTATCTCTCCAATTCATATGTTTACCTTTTATCTTATTTTACTTCCTGTTTTTGTCGGATTATTTTTGAGTATAAGAATATACTGCACTTAAACAAGTGTCTATCCTTACTATATACCTTTAAATGTCTTTAAATACCCTTTAAATTTTACTTTTACATCATAGCTTAACTATTTATTACCTAAAGTATAAACAGCCTTAAAATGGCTTATTTTTAAACATCTCCTATCTTATCTTTTCCATTTCCTTTTCTGTCTGCTCTGCAAGCTCTATAAGCACCTGTGCAACTTCAGGATAAGACTGTGATATTTCAATAAATACTTTGTTCTTTAGTATATTCATAGCTGTATGCACTGCTCCTACTTCTTTTCTAGCAAGTATCTTAAGCCTTTCATTTGCAACTTGTGCAGACTGTAAGCTTGCTATTGCTTTAGCTGCACCTGTTACATCTTTACTATCTTTATCCTCGTCCATAAGCGTTTCCATAATAATTTGATTCATTAAGAGGTTATTAGCCTCACTAAGTTCAGTGGCAGGTCTTTCTATATCATCTTCAGCGAGTAACTTTGCAAACTGCTTTGCAATTCTTACAGACTCAAACTTTTTTAAATACTTCCTGCCATATCTTCCCACACTGCTAGAACTTATGTCATGCCCCTTATCTTTTAATCTATCAGATATATCCTTATAAGTATCTCCACCCACAAGTCTTTCTTCTACATCTTTCTTTAAATCATCTGGCAAGTTTTCAACCTTAGAATGACTTCTATTCTCAGCCATTTATATCTACTCCCTCATCTACCTTTAACCCAAGTACAATATCAATCCCACTTCCTGTTATAGTAATTATCTCACGACTTACATTAAGCGTTTTATTTTCTACTCTTTTAATATCTATATATCCCTTAGCCTTTAAATAATTTAAAGACCTATTTAAATTGTCTTTAATAGCCTTTAAATGAGAAGTATCAAGTGCAAGTTCTATGACTCTTGTACTTAGCCCCTCCTCTCCTACTCCATCTAAAAGCTCAAGTATATTCCCATTAAGTTCTTTTATATTTGATGTATCTACAAGCTTACTCATAAAGTAGTACCCCCACATCTTTTATATCTCTTTCGGCTAGATTTATACCCATTGGAGTAAGCCAAATCCTAGACTGCATATAGTTATCATTATCAAGCACAAGTTTTACATACTCTTTACTTTTTCCACCAAGATAATAGATAGCATTTTTTATATCACTATCTTTTATAAATCCGGATAGCGGCAAAGTATTTTTAAGTACATTAAGTGTTATATCCTCTCCATAAGTTCTATATAGATTAGCTATTATATTTCCTCGCAGTTCTTTAGTCTTTATTATCTCCACTTGTGATGCATTCATTTTAGCTCCTCTTTAAGTTTAAAGCTAATTCAAGCTTTTCAAGTCTATCAAAAGTACGTTCTATTGTTGTATTGATATTTTGCATACTCTTTGTAATATCTTTCATTGAGCTACTCATAGAGTTCATTTCTTGCATGAGTATGTTTTCCCTTTTTTCAGACTCCTGTCTAATCATAGTTTCACGTTTTGATGCCTCTTGCCTTATCATTTCTTCACGTTTTGCATTTTCGCTCATTAAAAGCGACTCTCTCTCATTAGCAATCTTACTAGCACTTTCAAGCTCTCTTGCAATCTCATGCTTTTGTTTGTTTAGTTCTTCTTCTCTTTCTTTATCTCGTTTAAAATAATAAAAAATGAAAAGTATTAAAAGCACTGTTTGCAGTCCATTCTCAGCTATAAACTTTAAAATTTCATTAATAGTTATATCCATTTAATCTGCTTACTTACCTTTCTATTTTTCTATCTGCTCTATATCTACAATTCCTCTTTTTATGTCTAATAGTGAAGATTCAATTTGCATCTTTATATAACCGTCAAGGTCTTTTATATATGTTTTAAATGCACTTTCAAGATTTGGGCTTACCCCCTCACTTACTGCCTTAAAGACTTCACTGCTAAGTGCCTTAAGTTCATTTCTATCTGCAAGCCCTGCTTTTACCTTTGCCCTTAAATCTTTTGCTCTTAAATGTTCCATAACTTCAACACTATCATATATAATACTATTAATAGTTTTTCTTGCAATTTCAAAAAGATGTGCTGCCTCATCTCTTTTATACATCTTCATTTTTTCTTCTGTTTGCATAATCACTTGATTTATATACTTAACTCCCTCTTTTGCTATAAAGCAAAAAGCTCCTGTTGCTAATGCTATAACTACTGCTGACATTACTTCCATTACTAATTCTTTCACTTTCTTTTTCTCCTTTGTCTTTAAAATTTATAATAAAAAATCCACTTAAGAATCTTCTTAAATGGATTTTAATATACTTATTTTTAATTGTAATGTTTAATCATTTATCATTTTTTTTACTAACTTATAGACTGTAACTGTTGATACACCATATTTAACAGCTAAATGCTTTGCATTTGCTCCGTCAAACTCTTCTACTATGTTTTTATATTTCTTGTTTTTTATCAGTTCATCAAATTTTGGTATATAAATGGGAGTCCCACCATACTCCTTTGATAAAGCTATAAGATTTTCAATACCTATAATACTAGCATACCCCCTGTGATTCTCACTTAAATCTTCTAACTTTATATCATAGTCCATAGTTGCTCCCCCTTTATTTTTATTCAGCTAGCCCATATCTAACAAGGTCTGGCTCTTTAGTATCGTATTCCTTAACCCATTCTCCCTGCTCATTTACCCATGCATAGCTATCTTTATACTTTATATATACGTTCTTTGCCATTACTCCTGATTTTGTAACATAGTACCACTTTTCTCCTACCTTAAACCACTGACTAGCACACATAGCACCATTGTCAGGATTTAAATAGTACCAATCCTCTTTTTGTTTAAACCACCCTCTTATCATCTCGCCACCACCGTCAAATACATACCAGTGATTATTTATATACTTCCAAGTATCTTTTAATCTTTTTCCATTTACAAAATAGCAATATTCTCCCCATTCTTTTCTCCAACCTGTCCAAGTCATCTCAGCATAAAGCTCACAAGCCCTAAAAGCACACCATGAAATGAATTGTTGACACCAATATAATCCATTAGCTCCAAGCTTATTTTTTTCAAAAAACTCTCCATATTGGGTATAGTTTTTATCCCCTATATTAGATTGCTTATCATTTAGTTTATCTTTACTTGCTTTTTCAATATATCCAACCTCAGCATTAAGTACTTCTATAAAACAATCAATAGTACAAGTATCATCAGCAAAATTTGGAGTACCAAAACCGTTTATTCTGTTTTCTCCTCCTACTTCACTAAGTTTAAAGCTATACTTCTTTTTCGCTACACAACCACCATTCCTATTAAATTTACTTCCACTTGAAGTATTACCCTCTACAACTTCTATATTATATATATCATTTACTTTAGATACGCTTACCACACCACCAACATGGGCTACTCTTTTTAATCCATTTGAATAATAATATACTATATCTCCTAGCCTTGGTTCTTTGTGATATGCGTCTGACCTTACAAAATAACTTTTTCCTGTTGGAGTGTACTGACTATAACCACCTCTTAATAATCTTTTCCCTGCCTCAAATACACTATTCATTAATTTTCTCCTTTTCTATTTACCATTTCTTTAAATGCTGTTATTAACTTACAAGCCTCAGAGCGTGAAAGCCATTTATAAGTTATTTTTCCATACTGATTTTTTACAAATGTATTAAGCTTTCTTTCATCACTACCCTCTATGTATCCTATCTGACTAGCAAGGTCTTTTATATACTTAAGTTGCTTATCAGTAAGTAAATCACTCTTAGGGTCATTAGATTTACAATCCTTGCCACCTAGTTTATCTATAATCTTTATAGCCTCCATAATTGTAAGCTTTTTTATACTATCCTTACCTGTGAGGTTATAAATAAGGCTATGTAATGTATCATTATCTATATCAGTTTCATTTGATAAAGCAAAAATCTTTGCTTTCTGTGCCGGTGTTGACAATCTCATATACACCTCCTATGCTTTATGCTTTTATTACTCCATGGCTTTTATAGCTATCTTAGGAGTTTCATTAACAGCAGTATAGTTTCTTAGCATTTCAGTTACCTCAAAAAGTTTATCTTTGTCAAAGAACGCCCTTATAAGATGATAGTTTTTTATTTGATATATAAAATAAAGCTCCTCATCTATATCAAGCTTTTCAGGCTCTATATTTAAAACCTGAGATACACTTTTTTTATCAGCTTTATAATCTCCTTTAAGTTTCTTTGAAAGTAATACTTGTTTATTAATATCAGATGCCCCCCACCCTGCTTTCTTAATAACATCTTCTATACTCATATTGCTTATATAATCCTTTGTGATAAGTGCTATAATAGCTTGCTTAAATTTCTTATCTACATCAAATTTAATTTCAACTTTTCTCTTTATCTTATCTTCTACAATTTCACTTCCTAATGCAAACTTAAGAGCCTCTAAATTTAAAATATCAAGCTTTTGTGTTACTGCAATACCTGCACTAGCTTTGTTTCCAAACCATTCAGAAAATTTAAGATGCCTGTCTTCTTGAAATGCTACTGCTCTTGCTTGTAGTTCGGTACTTAAAATGTCAAACTCTTTGCTTATACGATCAGCCATAGCCTTTTTAGTTGCTGCCATATCTATAAGCTCCTTAGTATCAAACTTACTTAAATCATCAAGTGCAAAAACATCTACCAATTCATAATTTATTTTTTTATCTTCCACTTCTAAAACCTCCTAGTCTTTATTTAAATTAATTACTATCAAAACTTTTAATGCTCTCTATACACTTACTACATATATGCTTTTTAAAATATATTTTAGTATTACCACTAGAACCACAAAATATGCATCTTGGATTATGTACCTTTAAAATTATACCTTGTTTATCATCTGTAATCTCTACATCAAGTACATCTTTCCCATATATGTTAAGCTCTCGTCTTATTGCTACCGGTATCCCAACTATTCCACTTTTACTAAGTCTTTTTTGATGTATCATAAAAACCTCCTCTTTTCTCTTTTATCATTTACAAAGTCAAAAACATTAAGACTTCGTGGGCTTAAATATACTGAGTCTACTACTCCCTTTTCTTTTTCTTCATCTTTATAATGTATAGAGCCTAAAGGTATTCTTTCAATTCCTACTAAATTTCCTTTAAATCTCATAATCTCTTTAAGTGCCTGCAAAGTAATTCTATCTACTATATCCTTTTCATTTTCTGCACTTGATTCGAATATTATAAGTAAATGTCTTTTCATCTTATTTCTCCTTTTAAAGATTTATTTTAAATATTTAAAAACCCCTTTAAATACCTTTAACTTGCTATATTCATTTCTTTTGCTACTCTTATTAGTTCTGTTCTAGTAACCTTTTCAAAAAGTGCAACAGCAGCTATAAATACATTTACTGCACCTCTTATGCCGTACTTAGTTTGACTTATCTTATACAAAAAGCTTATTGCCTCTTTATCAAAGTGAGAATCAGAAAATATAAGCTCTATATCTCTTTCCTTTATAGTTGAAGTAAAAACAGGCTTTCTTATAGCTACTCTACTAAATATCTGAGCAAAGTCAGCTTTTCCACTTCCTTTAAGTCTACTATAAACTTCTTCATTTCCTACAAGGCATATCCCTATATTTGCCTCATCTGATATACTTCTTAAATGCTCAAGTGTCTTTTTAGTTAAGTGTTGTGCCTCATCTATAATTATCACTCTTCCACTATCTCTAAGCCTATTAACTATCTCTGTATAAATTCTTCTAGCATTCTTTTCTTTCACTCCCACTTGCTCTGAAAGTAAATCATTTACTCCACTCATAGTTGCAAAAACCGGAGATATAGTTATAAAAATAGTTTCAGGGTGTAGGCTTATATAATGCTTTAGTGCAGCAGTCTTTCCTATGCCTGCATCTCCATAAATAACACCTATCTTTCCTTGTAAATGACAATACTCAACAGCATCAATTACTTGTTTGCTCACCGATGTAGCTACAAAGTTTGGTGCTTTAGGTGCAAGTTCCTTATGTTCTACCATTGACAAAAGTGCCTCAACTTTGTCTACTATCTGATGAGGTGTCTTGTAAGTACCTGATAAAAATGATGATACTACTCCGTCACTTACTCCAAGCTCCCTTGCTATCCTAGCCTGTGATTTTTTTGTTGCATCTCTGTATGCTATAAGATTTTTTCTAGCAGCCTCAATCCTTAACTTAAGTTCTTCTTCCTTTACATCTGTCTTTAAAATATCTTCTTTCATAACATCCACTCTCCTTTAATTTTCTCTAAATTTTTTAATTTTTTTATTTGCAATGCTCCAATCGAGGCTCTCGCCTACTGCTTGTGCAATACATAACTCATTAAATTCTGTATCCGGATTTCTCATTATATTTATAAAATCAGGAATTATACTCTCTTTTTGCTCTAAGTTTTCATTAGCAGCAGAAAGTATAAGATTTAATGCACTACTAGCCTTTATTCCCTTTTCTTTCTTATATGCACTTACTATATTTTTATAATGCCTTTGCTCTTTCATCTTTACTGCTATATCTTCCTTAGACGCAAAATAACTAAGTTTTTTATCTTGAACAGCAGTTAAAATATATCTGTCTTCACTGTCATATATCCTAACTTCTTTCAAATCAGACGGATTATATCTCACAAAAACTTGTTCACCTTGATATTTAAGTATAAGCTCCTCACTTGTAAAAAATACATCTCTACCATAAAAATCAAGCTTTACTCCTGCTCTAGTTACTTTCTGAAGTCTACTAGAACGTAAAAGCATTATGTTAAGTACCTCACTTGTAGCCTTTCTTTGTTCTACCAGATACTTATTAAAAGCCTCATTTGGTGTCATACCTTTCATACCTATACCTGTATTACTCCTGTGATTGTAGTAGCCCTCTATGTACTGATTAACAAAGTTTTCAAAATCTTCAAATACCGTAAGCTTATTAATATCTTTTACTATATATTTAAGCCTTTCAGGTTTTTCTACTACATTACCACCTGTGTATGCACTAAAGAGTTTAGAAAACTCATTCTTAACCGTTAAAAAAGTTCTTTCTATAATCTTTGCTCTAGCGTTTCTTACAAGTGCAGTTCTAAAGTCAATACCTAATCGCTCCATGATAGTCGCAGGATCAAGATCAGTATTTTTACTCTTTTTTCTAAATCCTCTGCCACCTATATCATAAGTAAGAAACTCTCTACCATTATCTGCTAGTATTCGTTTTGGTATACCAAAACGTTCTATACCTCGTCGCAGTGCGAAAAGCGTTGCATCTGATGAGGGATTTAAGGTTACAAAGTGTCCTACTATCTTTCTACTTTTAACATCTAAAAAAGCAGTTAGATAAACCCTTATAGGCTTTTCATCTTTAGTTATAAAGATGTCAAAAGTATGATTATCACACACCCATATATCATTACTTTTAATATCCTCATAATCTCTATGTATGTAAGGTAGACATTTATCCTTGCAAGCTTTTTCTCCATATCTAAAATATTGCACCACCGGCTCTGATATTTTTGCCACCCAACGCTCAAAAGTCTTTGATGAGGGCAGTTCATAATCTATTCCTTGATTTTTTAGCTCTAACTTAGTAAGCTCCATACAAAACGTGATGCTTTTCCTAGACTCGTCCAAGTAGTAATATTCAAATATATCAAACACTTCCTGCCTCATCTTTGTATTATGATTTTTATGCCTGCCTCTTTTATCTACGAGAGCATTCTCGCCTTTTGTTCTCCTTATCTTATCCCACCTGCGTATGCTCCTGAGTGAAATAGCAATATCAGGGTATTGCAAGCTAATAACTCTTATAAAGTTTTCATCAGCCTGTGCTAGACTTTTTCCCTCTTTATATTCCTGCTGCCTGTAACTTATCCATGAATTTATAATCTTATTTTTAAGATTAAGCTCCTCTCTTTGTTCTATGCTTAACCTTTCAAAATCAATGTCTATAACTTCATCTTCATTATCTTTAGCAGTCCTAGGAGTTAAAAGTTCCTCTTTCTTATGCTTTCTTAGATAGCGTTTTATTTCTTTTTCAGGAAGTGAAGCTAGTGGGATAAGGTAAGAAATTCCACTTAGTCCACCTCTCTGTTTTCTTGTATTTTCTAAGTAGTCTATTTTTTTACTTAGACAAAGCCTATTTACATGGCGTTCACTACACCCTCTTAAATCTGCATACTCTTTAGTTGTAAGTTTGATTGCTGTAATTGTTTCCTCCAATTATTTAGCCTCCTGCTCTATAAATTAACAAGAAACCCCTTGCATTTTTCAAAAAAACATGGTAGTCTTTACTCATAACATCCACGCTGTCTACCTTTATTAGGTGGGCGGCTTTTTCTATGCAATAAAGTCTTGCCTTTCTTCTATTCCTAATCTATTAAATATAAGAGCCTGTGTTCTTCTACTCTTATTATATCCTGTTAAAACATCTGAAATAGTGGACTTAGAAACTCCAATCTCTTTAGCTAATTCCGTAGCTGTTTTTTCTTGCCTTACAAGTTCTAATTTGATTAGCATACCAACTGGAGTTAATGGATTTCTTCTTTTCATTAAATTCTCCTCTCTGTTGATTTAAATTTTTAAACCCTATATAATCTACATATCGTAACTATTCGGTAGTTTAATTATATTCCGTAAAATTACAGAAGTCAATATCTTTTTCTGTAATTTTACAGAAAAAGGAGAACAAATGTCATTAGTAAGTAGAATAAAAAGGGTTGCCCTCAGTAAGGGAATGGGATTAACAGATATAGAAAACAAACTAAATTTTGGAAAAAAATCAATGTATCGTTGGGACTTAAATAGCCCCTCTGCTAGTAAGGTACTAGAAGTTGCAAATTTACTACAAGTTCCTATATATTGGCTTTTAACCGGAGAAACTGAAGTATATAATACAGAAAACACTGAAGATGCTGATCTTATAAACAAATATCATAAGCTTTCAAAAATAGATAAGACTAAGATAGATAATTTTATAGAAATTTCCTTAATTGATATAAATACTAAAACTGATAAAAATAAAACTTCAATAGAAGATAAAAATCATGTTGAATATGATAATTATACAGATGAAGACAATATTAAAGATGAAGTTCATGAATATATGAAACATAAAACTGACATACCTGTACTAGGCTATGTTGCAGCAGGTAAGCCTATACTAGCAATAAATATCCCTCTTGGTTATACTAACTCTATACCAAAAGCAACCTATGCACTATATGCAAAGGGTCAAAGCATGGAGCCAGTGATAAAAGATAGTGAACTTATATATGTAAGACAACAACCTCAGCTTGATAATGGAGATATTGGTATATTTTATATAGATGAAGAAGTTACCTGTAAAAAGCTAAAAAAGATAGGTAACACTATTGAACTTCATTCATTTAATGACAAATTCAAACCTTTAATCTACGATTTAAAAGATATTGAAACACTACTTATACAAGGTAAAGTTATATTAACTCCTGAACAATCTAAGCGTTACAATAATCTTCGTAATTTTATTTGATTATTTTATCGAACTATTACGATACCCTTTACTTATATACCTTTTCACTATATAATTAATTCAAATATATTATATATTAATGGAGGTGTTATTATGAAATTAGGTAAAAGTTTTAGTCTTAAAAGAGCCCTTGGAGTTACAAGCTTAAAACGTAAAATTGCCAAAGCAACAGGTATACCAACTACGAAGTCAGGACGACAAAAGAAACTTGGTAGACTATTCGGAATTAAGTAGGTTATCTATAAAATTTTTTTGCCATTCTTCATGTCGTATTTTTTAGATTGCATAAAGCTTTATTCTTAAAAATGCTTATATTTAGCTAGTTTCAAGGATTGAGGACATGTGTTTCTTTTTAATGTTATACATGTCCTCAATCCTTATAAAATTATCTCTATAATTAAACAATAAAAAAAACCTTAAAAAGACTATTTAAAGCCATTTTAAAGCTATTTAAAAGTTCTTGTATTATCCTTTTACTAACTCCCTAATTGATGTTTTTTACCCCTTTAACTCTCGACATAAAGAATGGCATAAGATTTTTTTACATGTCCCTACTTTCCCTTATATTCGTGCTTTTTCGGTATTATTCACTATTGTTCACATCTGATTATATTTGTCATTCTTTATGTCTATATACAATC